TAGCGTTGTTTTAATGCTTCAATATTTAGATTGTACAATGCTTTTCCTAAGGCTTCTTGCTCTTTTTCTGTGTTATAAGAAAAACCCAATTTATTTAATTCTCTTTTAATATGTGTTAAATCGTCCCTTGCTTTATCTCTTAAATAAAGATAACTAATTATATTGTTTATTGTTTTGTTTTGTACTAGAAAAGATGACATATATATATTTTAAATTTATAATAGTGTTTTAATTTATGCAGTATAGCTTTTGTTATACTGCATAATCAAAAGCCTATTTTTTATATAATCTTAACAATACAAAATTGTCATTAACATAATGATATTCAACAACAGTTTTAGAGCCTATTTTTTTTTCTGTCATTTCCATTTTGCCGTTTTTGCTTAATGTTTTTTTAACTTTCATATTTTCATCTCCAATCTAGTTGTTTAATTTATAATTATTTAGCTATACAATGCCCTTTGTAGGTAGTGTGTAAGTCGTCAATGTTATTAATATCATTATCTATAAAAAATCGTCTGTTTCGGTTAGTTGCTTCTTCTTTAATCTCATTTATAATTTTATCTAGGTATGGGCTTTTTATTTTTTTCATATAGCTAGTTTAAATTTATAATAAGCTTGATAATACCATAACATAAATATTATTTCATAAATATTATTTATTGTCAAGTGATTATTAAGTGTATTAAGAATATCTTCCAATAACAACACTTTTACATTATACGACGTATTGTACGCCCTTAGAAGCCCTTTAAAAATAAAAAGTGATATACCAACAGCCCAAGAAATTGACATCAATTAAAAGTCTAGTTATAATGGGTATATGCCTAAAGTAAAGAAGACTAAACAAAACCCATACGGATTAACCACCAAACAAACCCTAGTAATTAATGAAGCAGTAGAGACAATCAAGCAAGGAAAGAAGCTAAACCTAACAAGAATAACAGATAAGTACTACAACACAAAATACCCAAACAAGATAAGCCACCAAAACTATAATAGCGTAGATTTTAGAATGGCACTATTACAAGGTCTGAAAAACAAGCAAATATTAGGAAAAGACAGCAAGGTAGAGACTAAGTTAGTAGAAGGATTAGAAGCAACAGGGATAAGTAGAGGTGGTAAACTCATACCACTATATGATACAAGGCTAAAGTATATCCAAGAAATAAACAAAATAGCTGGTGTTTATGCTCCAACAGCTACAACTAATAAGAGCTTAAACCTTAACATAGATATAACAGAGCAAGAGTTAGACAATAAAATAAAAGAATTACAGAGCCAACTCAGTTAATTAGAGCAATGGGGGGGGATGTATGGTAATGTGCAGGTGAAAGTGAAAAATAGGTAATAACCTCTCTCCAATTCCCGCACCAAATTTTAAGAACTCATAAGTGTTAATACAAGTGTAGTAAATAGTGTAGTAAATAGTGTAGTAAATAGTGTTGACAGATAGTAGTAAATCTGTTATAGTGTTAACACAAGTGTATGAAAAAAGTAAGTATTAGAGAATTTCAGCTTAATGCAGGGAAGTATTTAAAAGAGTTACCTCTTACTTTAACTCGCTATAACCTTCCAGTCGCTATATTACAAAGTGTTGACACATCTGTTGATACTCCTGAAATAATAGGGGAAAATTTAGAGAAAACTAAAAGTACAAAAAGTAGTGGGGGCAAAAAAATATATACCCCAAAAAGTGTAGAGCCAAAAATAAAACCAGCGCTGTGCAAACATGGATACGCTTATGGGCTTTGTAAGTTTGGTTGTGTAGAATGAAAAATAAACATTTGAGAGAGTTAAGAATATTATTTCAACCCTAGAAGCTGATGGGAAAATTCTTGAATTTGTATTTAAGAATATAGACAAAGAAGCAAAAAAGTTGGGGTTTAAATTAAAATGAAACTAAAGGAGAGGGAGATGAGATTACAAATTGTTTGCTATAATTAAACTATTACAAATTTATTTAATTTTATGATTTATCAACCGAAAATTTTAAAGAACCCAGGAACTCATGTTGTTGAGTTTATGTATGGGGGAAAGTTGTTTGTACTTCAACCAAAAGAGGAACGTTTATTAGAGGGAGTTGTAGCTAATCACGCTTTGCGTTTTGTTAATACAGGGCTCGTTGACGTTACTAATAAAAAGGTGGAAAGTCCCTTAGAAAAAAGAAAAGAACTTAGCAAAGAGGAGTTAGTAGCTGCTAAGGATTTTGACAAACTTTCTTATAGAGAATTAGTAAAGGCTGCTTCCCACTTGGGAAAGTATAAGCCAGGAATGAAAAAACGTGAAGTTCTTGAAGTTTTACAAGGAAAACAGCTATAATAAATGAATGAACGAAAGAGAAGAGCTCTACAAAAACCTTCTTATAAAAAAGAAACTTAAAGGTTTAGAAGACCTTTATTTTTTTAATCGTTATATTGTTGAACAAAATGAAGATAGGCGAAAGTTTATAGTTCCCCACGTTCACAGGGAGTGGTCTGATTGGTATAGTAACTCCAAGCAGAGAATAAAAATGATTCTTGTTCCCCGTTCAAGTTTTAAAAGTACTTTTATTACTGTTGGACTTAGTTTGCAGAAAATTGCCAGAGACAGAAATGAGAAAATCTTGCTTGCCAACGCAACTATTGCTAACTCTAGCCGCTTTTTAACAGAAATTAAAGACCACATGGTTAAAAATGAGGAGTATAAACTTCTTTATGGGGAGATGTACGACCCCAAATCTAAGTGGAATGAGACAGAAATAGAGGTAAGGGGTAGGCGGGTAGGCTCTCGTGAGGCTACTATTACAGCAACAGGGGTAGGGGGAAACTTAGTTTCTACGCATTTTTCTACGATAATTGGTGACGACCTTATGAATGACGAAAACTCAGCTACCCGACTGCAAACTAATAAGGTAATTGATTGGTGGAAAAGGTCGTTCTCGCTTCTTGAGCCTAACGGTGAAATGATTATAATTGGCACGAGGTGGAGCTACTACGACCTGTACTCATATATAATAGATGAGCAAAAAAAAGGCTCTATTGACGTTGATATATTTGTCAGAAGTATTTATAATCCTGACAACTCAATGTATTTTCCTGAGAGGTTTACCACAGAGAAAATAAAAGAGCTTAGAGCTTTGCATGGTTCTTATTTATTCAGTTCGTTTTACCTTAATAACCCAGTTGACGAGGACTCAGCTTTAATTAAAAAGTCCCAGATTCTCTATTATGACGAACCCCCACAGAACCTAGCGGTATTTGTAGCTATTGACCCTGCGGTAAGCCAATCAACTGATGCTGATTATTCTGCAATACTTGTTGTTGGGGTTGATGTTAATAAGAACTGGTACGTTTTAGACGTAAGGCGGGGCAAGTGGACAGTGAGGGAACTAATTTATGAAATCTTTACAGCTTACGCTGACCACAAACCAAGCACTATGTCTTTGGAAGTAATCGGGCAGGCTCAGAGTATTTTGAGTCCTATTCAAGAAGAGGAAGAAAAACGTAATCAATACCTGCCTATTGTTACAATTAAAACCCGACCTGATATTACTAAGAATATGCGTATCCGCTCAATTCTTCAACCTCGGTTTGAAAATGGGAAAATATTTATTAAGAGAAGCATGATTGACTTGGAAGATGAGCTTCTAAAATTTCCAAAGTCAAAGCACGATGACCAAATCGATGCGTTAGCAGATATTGAGGAAATTGCTTTTCCTGCTGATAAGAGTACAGTTTATACTCCTATAAAGACAAATAGTTATTTTGAGGCTCAAGTTAATAAGCCAAAATCAAAGTCAATATTTGTCGATGATATTTTAGGAGAGTATGTGTGAGGTTAGTATTTCTTTTTATATTCATTATTTTGTTTTGCTTTTAACATATTAGCGTTCATACAGATTATTTGGAATTTGGTTAAAGCTAGTTCTGGATTACGTTTTATCCAAGTATATGTATCATTAGCCCCCATCCAATTTGAAGTAGTTTTTATTAAATTACGTCTATGTTTGAACCCATCTCCATTTATATGGTCTAAGGTTAAGTAATTTAGATTAGTTGAATCTTTACAACAATTCCATTCTTTAGACTTACAACATTCTATTTTCTTACCATTGGCTATTATTTTAAAGGCTAATAGTCTATTTTTTTGTCTTGCTTTTCTAGCATAAAGAGCCCATTTTTTTCTATTCTTTTGTCTATCTAAATTAGTATTTTTATAATATCTTTCTTTATTTTTTTTCCAGTATTCTATAGTAATTTTATTACAACACTTTTTACATAAAGTTCTATGTCCTCCTTTATTAGTTTTACTTTTATAAAAATTAGATATTGGTTGACTTATTTTACATATATTACATACTTTATCCATATTAACAATATTCTATATTGTACTGTCTAATAATGCAAGTGTTGTTCTTCTTGGCGAATTTTACTAAATAATGTATAATTATTTTATGGACTATATTTTAGCCTTTGTTATATTTTTACAGTTTGTATACCTTGTTTATTCTGACAGAGAAAATCGCAGGGAAAGAGAAGACCTTCAATTAAAGCTAATTACCAAAACTCCTTATGAGTATGGTGAAATAAAACAATCTTTAAGTAAAAAGCCAGTAGAGGATACTAAAACAAAAAGCGAAGAGTATATAGACCCAATGGACCTTGACCCAGAGGTTATTTTAAAAGCTAAAGACAACTTATGAAAGTAGACAATAAATTGTGGAAAAACCTTGATGATGCAGAAAAGATTGCCTATTGTGATGCCTTGTTTGAAGATGCAAAAAATGCAAGACAGAAGCAAGATGTTGAGGTTTATTTAAATTACCAATTTGTAGATGGTAATCACTATGTTTACTATAATACAACCACTAATTCATTAGAGAGATTGCCGCGTAGGCGTGGTGAAGTTAGGGCGGTTGTTAATAAAACTCGTTCAATGATTAGGGCAGTTCAAAATTATTCAACTCGTTTTCAACCTAAATGGGAAGTTATTCCAGGGGATATAGACCCTGAAACTATTAAGAACGCAAGAAGAAGTGGAAAAATGCTTGATTACCTAGACCGACATTTACACTTGGAAATTTTGAGGCAGTCCTTAGTCGAGAGTGGACTAAATACTTCTGTAGGTTGGGTAGAGTTGGATTGGGATGACCAAGCTGACGGAGGGTTAGGACAAGTAAAAGTACTTATGCATGACTATTACGATATTTATCCAGACCCTCATTCTACTATTTATTCAGGACTTGTTAAGGGTAGGTATTTAGCTAAATCTATCAAGCGTTCTGTTGGTGAGATTCAAACAGATGAGAGATATAACAAAAAGAATCGTAAGAAGGTTAAGAGTGATGATAGCTTATCTGACTCTGAGTTTAAGGCTCGTATATTAAGAAAACAAGGAGTTAAGGAAAGTGAAAAAACTAAGCGTGCTACTGTGAGAGAGTTTATGCTTTATGACGACGAGGAAAACCAAGAGGGTGGAAATATTCAGCTTTTTACTTATTCAGGAAAAGAAGTATTAAGAGATGAACCACTTGCTGATATTGATTACCCAATTTATTGTTTTCAAATTCCACAAGATACTAAGAAAATATACCATAGAACTTGGACAGCAGAAATAGTTCCATTAAATAAAATACTAGATAGAATAGTTTCTCAAAAAGTAATGTATGTTAATCAGGCACTTGTATTTAGAATTATAGCTGAAAAAGGACACGGAGCTAACCCAATTTCAAATGAAATGGGTGAAATGATTGAAATAAATCCAAATCGTAAATGGGAACAAGTTGCTCTTCAAGCAATTCCATCTACAATTGACAGGCTAGAGGGGGACGTTAATAATTATATTGAAGACTTAGGGGGGGCTCACGAAGCGGCTCTTGGTAGGATGCCAGCAGGAGCAAGAAGTGGTGACCAGATTGAAGCTTTGCAAGCAGCTGATTCTAATAACTTAGCAGGAATAAGGCTTTCTTTAGAAAGCTTTTTATCTGTATTGGGTTCTAAAATCTTGGATATTGTAGCTGAGAAGTATGTTGCTTCAAGAGTAATTAAAATAACTGACCCAGAAGAAGGTCAAGAAGGACCAGAGAAAAACTATCTTGAAGTTATAGGTAGTGAAGCTCCTTCCGAGGCTCAAAAAGAGGGTGCGGTTGTAATTAATAAGGATAATGAGTTAATAGTAAAAATTGGTTCTTGGTTAGGTTATACACTTGATGCTCAAAGAAAAAGCCTTATAGAACTTGCTCAAATGAAAGTTATCCCAGCTGATGAGATACTTCGTCAATTTGAGTTTCCAAATATTAATGAATTATCTGAAAAAGCTCGTGAAGAACGCTTAGAGCAAAGTAAAATAGATGCTGAGATTGCAGGACGTAATCAAGGACAGGGACAGGGACAAGGACAGGGACAACCAGGAATGGAAAAAGGCGGTATTGATATGCAAGCTTTGGCTGATAAAGAAAATATGCAAATGATGAATGGGCAGCAACTTCCACCAACTGAGGGAGCTTCGGTTCAACACACTCAAGCCCACACTGATTTTGCAAAGTCTCAAACCTTTCAAGGAGCACCTGACCCTATTAAACAAGTTTTTGCCCAGCATATTCAGGGTGAGCTGGCGATGCACGGAGTACAATGAACGAATATACACACGACTTTAAATTTAAAATAAACTCAAGTAATATTAGTGGCGAGTGTGAGTTTAATTCTGATGGTGAAGCATCTTTTAATACAAAAAAATCTTTGCCACAAATGACAGTAACTCAACACCATACTTTTAATAGATTGTTCCAAGTTTTAAAAGAAGTTTTTAAAGCGTATGGCTCAATTGAAAAAATAGAAGTTACTAAAAAATAATGGCATTGCCACGTTCTACTCCCCAAAGAGAATCAGAAAAATTTGTTGAGGATGCAGGTGGAAAAGTTACAATCCGAGTTACTCCTTCAACAGCAGTTTTGCCAACTGATGCCTCTACTGAAAGTAAGCAAGACGACATTATTACCGAACTTGAAAGAAAAGCTAACTTAACAGAAACTCAACCTGTTTCTGCACTTGATACTTATAATACTAATAATATAGATGATAATAATACAACAGCAAGCGTAGCCTATATTGGTATGGAAGATAAAGACGGAACTTGGGTAATTAAAAAAATAGATTATTCAGTTGCTGCTACGCCAAGTTTTACTTATGCAACTGTAACAAATAATGGAGGAATAGCTAATTATGCAGCCGCTTGGGCAGCAATTTCAACGCTTACTTATAATGTTTATAGTTTAGCTTTTTAATTATGAGAAGTAGAAAACAAATAGAAGAAACTTTTAAAGATATAATGGTTCCAACTGGTATGGGACATATTAAAACTGAGTTGGAAATTTTACTTGATATTCGTGAACTTTTATTAGAAGAAAGACAAGAAAAAGAATTCCAGAGAATTATAGAGGAGAGAAAACTTGCACAAGAGGATAGGCTTTCTAAATTAAAAGTTGATAACGAGTAATGCCATTTGTTTCAACTAAACAAAAGAAATATCTTTGGGCAAATAAACCAGCTTTGGCAAAGAAGTGGAGCAAAAAGTATGGCTCAAAGGTTAGAAAAAGAAGAAAAAAATAAAAGACTTGACAATTTTAAAAATATTAGTCATACTATATAACAGTTGATTAAGCCTCATATTAGAGGCAATCACAAAAAAATATTATGAACGAAGACCAAGGTACGGCTTCTGAAGAGAAGGCACCTGAAGAGTCAACCGAAGAAACTAAGGTAGACACTACAGAAAAGCCTGAATCAGAGGACCAAACACAGTCAAACGAAGTAGAAGAGGGACAAGCACAAAAGCGGTTTAAGGACACCTTCGGGAATGAACTAACTGCTGATGAGCTATATCAAACATATCAAAAAATAGTCCCAAACTATACCCGTATGTCCCAGAGGCTTGCAGAGCTTGAAAAAGCTAGTAAGCAAAATGAAGAACAGGCAGGAGAAGATGCGAGAAAAGCAATTGGAGACAATAAGTTATTAAAGAACGTACCGCCAGACGTTAAAGAGGCGATACTCTCAATAGTAACTCCAGTAATCCAAGATGCTTTTAAACAAAGGGAAGTAGCAAAGACTGAAGAAGAGAAGGGAAAAGCTTTTGAAAATGAATTAAGTTCTTTAGAGAGTAAGTATTCAGGCAAAGACGGGATGCCAAAGTTTGACAGAAACAAAGTTTTAGCTAAGATGAAAGAGCCAGAAAATAGAATATACGACCCAGAAGTCATGTTCTATAAGATGAACGAAAAGATTTTTAATGATAGGCTAATTAAGCAGGCTCTAAAACAGCAAAGAGGTGGAACTAAAACTGAATTAACTGGTCGAGAACCTAGTCATAAACCTGAAGGCAAAGCTCCTAAAAACTTTGAAGACGCTTCAAAACATTTCCTTTCCAGAATTAAAGAATAAGACTTTTTATTAATCACCTGTTTTTCTTTATCAAATTTGATTGTTAATAATTAAATATTAATTGAAAGGAGGTGAATAAAAAAATATGCAAACACTTACTTATTTTGATGAAGCATTACGTATAGATTATCTTCCAGTAATTCGTGAACAATTAAATAACTCAAATTATTTAATGTCAAAGTTACGAAGAAATGAACGTGATGTTAGCGGTAAACAATGGACTGGGGTTGCTCACTATGGGAGAAACTCTGGTGTCGGTGGTGGTAGTGAAACTTCATTACCAACTGCGGGTTATCAAGCTTATAAAAATCCTTATGGAAATGTTAAGTATACCCGTGGTCGTATTTCTGTATCTGGTCCTACTATGGCTGCTTCCAAAAATGACAAGGGTGCTATTGTTAGAGCACTTGAGGCTGAAATGAAAGGAGTCACTAAGGATATGGAAAAAGAGGTAAATTACATGATGTTTAATGACGGTACTTCTATTCGTGCCTACGTAAACGGAGACCCTGCTACAGGGACTACCCTTACGTTGGATACTCCAGGTACTCAATATTTATACGATGGTATGATTATTGATGTTCTTGGTAATACTGATGGAGACGGAGCAACAAATGACTCCGATGTTGTCATTACAAGCGTTGATAATTCAACTGAAGTTACAGTTTCGGCTGCACTTGATGCGGCTATTGACGACAATGACTATATTGTAAGAGCCAACTCTACTGATGGAGCTGGTGTATTACCCTCTGATTCCTATGAAATGATGGGTTTAAAAGGTATTGTTGATGACGGAAATTACGTCGATACTTTACATAACCTTTCTCGTACTACTTATGCTTGGTGGAAATGTTCTACTCATGCAAATGATGATAATGGTGGTACAAACAGAGACTTAGACTTGGATTTAATTCAAGCTTCTGTTACTGCTGTAGAGAAAAATGGTTTCAAAGTAAACCTTATTGTTTCTGACATGGATACTAGAGATGCTTATGCAGCTCTTGTGATTGCCGATAAACGGTTCGTTAATACGTTAGACTTAGATGGAGGCTATAAAGCCTTGGAGTTCAACGGTTTACCTTGGTTAGCTGATGCTGACTGTCCCCCAAATACAGTGTTCTTTGTATCTACAGACCATCTGGAGATTATGCAAATGAGCAACTGGGATTGGATGGATAAAGATGGCTCAGTTTTGTCCAGGGTAGCTAACAGTGATGCTTATGAGGCTGTACTTTATTGGTACGCTGACGTAACCACTGATGCTCCTCGTGCCCACTCTTTCTTGAGAGACGTAGAATAAGCTTCTTGCCCAGACTGGGTTTATAGCTTTAGTATCTCGTAGTTTACGAGGGATAACTATTAGAAGTCTGGGGAGCTTGAAAAAGCTTCCCCTTCTTTTAAAAGTTAAATCAAATAGAAAAGAGGTGAGAGAAATATGATTAAAAACAGAAATATTGCAAAAAATGCAGGAATAAGTCCAGCTAAAATAGCTGGAGGTGTTGGTTTTCCAGACATAAGGGAAACTAGATATGTTTGTCCTTCTACATCAGCAGCCTATGGATATTTACAAAAAAGTGTTGATAACCAAATGTTATTTACTAACTTTACTGATGCTTTAGCTGCTTCTGGTAATTTTGATAGAATTATTGCTTACCCAGGTGATTATGATGAGGGAGCTGCTTTGGCAGTTACTCAAGAAGGGTTGCAAATAGTTGGACCAGGAAATGCAAACCAACATCAAGCCATGATTTATTCTTCATCTGCATCACATCATTTAATGACTGTGAACGCACACAATGTTTTAATTGATGGTATAGGGTTTACACAAACCAAGAATACTTATAATGCGATTGTGTCTTCAACTACTGCTTCATATCACAAATTAACAGTTAGAAACTGTAGATTTGATGGTTACGGAGCTGGTGAATATGGAGTTCATACAGGTACTACCTATGATACTCCTGATATTATTATTGAAGATAATAGATTTCATAGCTGGCAAACAGCAGCTATTTATCTTAATGCAACAAGAGCTATCTGTAGGAGAAACTTAGTTCATTTGGTTGCTGCTAAGATTGGTATTCATGTTGTTCCAACAGCAGGAAACAGACCAGGCTCATTTGTTTATGAGAATTATGTTCTTGGTGTAAATAGTACTGATACTGGAATTAGTGTTGGTGCTCTTAGTGCTGGAGATGCTCACATTTCCAAAAACTATGTCGTTGGATGTGGTACAGCTAACATTAGCCAATGGGCTAATGGTCAATATACTGGTACTGAAAACTATGCATCTAGTGATGCTGGTGGTGCTATTATTGATATTGATAGTTAAGACTTGGAGTTCATGGTTACTCTTTAACTCACCCATGCGTTTGGCTCACGAAACGAGCCACTTTATAAGTTATAATATTAGTATGGGAAGAAAAAAAAAGGAAGAAAAAATTCAAGAAAAGAAAGAGTTTGATTTAAACGCTTTTCTTATTGAACAGGGTTTTCAACCAAAAAAATAATAAATTATTAAACAAGTTAGGAGATGAATTAAATTTATGTCACAAATAGATTATCCCTATAACCTTACTTATGTAGCAACAGCTGCTGCTAATCAGGTTATAAAGGCTAAACCAGGATTTTTACACGCTATTATTATTGGTGAGTGGGTAACTGGAGGAACTATTGAAGTTTCAGACCATGCAACTGATGGGGATGGAAATGTAGTAATATTCCTTCAAGCTGGAGCAACCGATGCTTCAGGATTCCCAAAAACAATTATAGTAGACGGGAAGTTTGAAACTGGAATTACAGCTGATATAGGCGGTTCGCAAACTAAGGTCACGTTTGTATATCGCTGATATTGACAAATCTAAATATTTTTAGTAGTCTTTTATTATGAAAGACAAACGAAAGAAAGTTTTTGTATGCGTTTTAAATCAAGGAACCATTTCGGCAGGACTTGAATCTAAGCTCATGGAGTATATGAGTATACTTCGTTCTGAGTATAACTTTCATTTCTTTACAAGGTATGCAGGACGACCAATTGCCTCTAATCGTAATGAGATTGTCAGAGACTTCTTAAAGTCAGATTGTCATTATTTAGTTATGGTTGATGATGACAACCCACCAAATCAGAATTTTCTTGAGCTTTTAAAGCTAAACAAAGATGTAATTGGTGTACCAACCCCAGGCAGAAATAATAAAGGAGTATTCTGGATGGTTTATTCCTTTACTAAGGATTACCCAAAAAGCACAGTTTTAGAAGCCTTTCCTTATGAGAAAAGAAAGGGACTACAAAAGATAGATGCAATATCAACTGGGGCAGTAATTATTGCCAAACGAGTACTGGAAAAGATTGACAAGCCATTTGAAGATAGTTTTGACTCTGACGGAGTAATTATTCACTCAGACGATATTTCTTTTGCTTGCAAGGTTAAGGAAAAAGGTTTTCAACAGTGGGCTCATTTTGATTATACTTGCTCTCATTATAAAACTGTAGACCTTCTTCAAATGATTGCTTATGCTAATAAAATGTATGACAGAGGTTTTTTACAAGGAAAAGAATACGCTAAAAAACTAGTTGTTAAAAAAGTTACATTAGGCGACCTTAAAAAAAATGGAATCAACTCAAATAAGATTAAAAAGGCTTGAGCAGACTGGTAAGATAGATGGCTCTAAAGGTGGTCAGGACGTTGGATTTTTACTTGACTTTCATAATAATAATGTTAAGAAAAGAAAAGAAAAACATTATATAAGCGACCTTAATGACCGTAATCTATATTATTGGAAATTATGGGTAAGGGCTATGGAAGCAATTAAAGCTGGTCATAAGAAAAAAAGAGTTGCAAAAGATACTAAGATATTTATATAATTTAATTATGCAAAAGAAAAGCAATCTTAAAATTAAGGGAAACGTTAAACTTGTTTTAAAAGATAGCACTGGTGCAATCAAACAAGTGATTGAAAAACCCAACACTATTACCGAACTCTTTGATGCTCATGTGGCAGACCAACTTTCAGACTCAGGTGGAGCTGCGATTGGTTATATGGGAGTAGGAACTGGTTCAGGGCAAGGTTCTTCTGATACTGGGCTTGCTAGTTCTTCGGCTAATGTGGCACTTGATTCTACTACTCAGGGTGCAGGGGCAGCTGATAATGATGTAGTTTTTGTCGCAACATTTCCAGCAGGAACAGCAACAGCAGCTTTAACTGAAGCTGGGATATTTCAAGCTGATAATAATACGACATTAATGGCTTATGATGACTTTGACGTAATTAACAAAGGGGCTTCAGATTCACTCGTGATTACCTGGACTATCACGTTTGGAGCATCATAAAATAATTCCTTTTACCTTTTAATTTAGCTAGTAATATCTGTTATAATTTATTTATGGCTGAATTAAATCATACAGTACAAGACTATTTTCCTATCGATTCTCCTATTTATTATGACCAAGGCTGGTATTATGATGCTTCAGGTTTAAAATATGATGGAAGTATGTCTGCTGATTCTAGTGTTAAGTCTATACAACAAGCTAAAACTGATAGTATTTCCTTTACTGATAACGCAATAATAGTTATTGCTTTTCTTAGGTCTTTTGATGAAACTCTTACAATAACTGATAATGGGGAAGTAAAAGCCTTTGGACAGTCTCAAGCTGATACTCTATCAATAACTGATGCACTAGCAAAGGCATTTTCAACAACAAGGGCAGATAGTATTTCCCTTACTGATACTAAGGCTATAGTTATAGCATTACCTAAATCAGATTCTATTTCTTTTACAGATACTGGAGAGACAATTTCTGTTGGTGTTAATAGAGCTGACTCTCTTTCTATTACTGATGTTGGGGAAACAAAAACAATTTCTCAAGGTAAATCAGATGGATTTACAATTACAGACACAGGAGAAGTAAAAGCTGTTAGTCAAACATTAGATGATAACCTTACGATTACTGATTCTAAAGCAACTGAAGTTTCTATTCCTAAAGCAGATTCAATATCTTTAGCAGATTTAATTTCTAAAGAAAGTCAACTCTCCAATGCTGAAGTTTTTGCAATTGCTGACAATGGAGAAGTAAAGAATATAGGCGTAGGACAAGCAGATACCTTATCTCTTTCTGATAGTAAAATAGTAGTTTTTAATGTTATTAAAAGTGATTCTTTTTCTATTACTGATGTTCTTACTTCAGCTATAATTTTATCAGGAATCCCAATTATTTTTATAGAAGAAACAAAATCAGTATTAAATGTAAAAGAAATAAAACCAATACTAAATGAACCCAGATTATCAGCAGCGGTATCAAAAGGGGTTAAGGTTCTTTATGATGCTGGTTATACTTACGACCAAGAAGATATTTATTATGATAAATGGTATTCAGAAGATGGAGAACTTATACAAATAGAAATACCAAAGCTGACAACAAATGCTGAAAATGTTATAATGAATATTGATGATAATAAACCTATTATTAAAGCAATTACTAAAAAGGAGTATTAAATATGGCATCTGATTTTCCAACTTCGTTACCAGGAGCAAAAGTAAACTTTGATAGTGATACAGCTGTTTCCTCAGCTGAACAAAATGCACAAGGAGAAGATATTAATGCTATTGCTGCTAAGGTTGGTGTAGATAGTTCGGCAGTGAATACAAGCCACGACTATAAACTAAGTGGAGTAGCTGACGGGGACAAGGCAGCTTCTTTAACTGGAGAGGAAACTTTAACCAATAAGACTTTAGAAACAACAGCTACAACTTATGCTTCAAGAAGTATAACTTCTGCAACAGGGGGTGTTCTTAATGTAGCTTTAAGTTCAGCCGCAGGGGATGATTTTACAGTT